AGAAGAAGTGCCGCCAAAATCATTGATGGGTTCGGCATTACGCTTCCCCTTTAGCTGCTGCACGTTCGTGTGCAATTTCCTCTGCGGCAGGGTCAATGAAGTCTGGTGGTGTTGTTGGTGGTGGTGGCGCTCTCCAAGTCTCATCCAACTCTGGATTCTGGAAACCGCCAAAGTTGAAATCAAACATTCCCCCAGATGGAGCCGTAGGCGCAGGGGAAGTGCTAGGCGCTACGGTTTGTGTCTTTGGGAGCTGTGGAGCCGCCATCTTTTCTGCTGCTGCTTGGACACCTTTACGGCTCATCACACCGCCAATGCCGCCAACTACCAACAACACAATGTCATTGAGCATCTTGGCAAAGGCTTGGTCCATTGGAGCCATTGACTTCAAAGGTTGAACCACGAAGGCCAAGCTGTAAAGCATGAAGGCAACGATGCCAGCCAGAATCAGCGTGACAACGATAACGACAAAACCCCAGATGCGGGTTTCAAATTCTTCAGCGGTCAGAGGACGCTGTTGGTGCTGGTTGTTGTGCTGCAATTTGCTTCTCCAATACAGGTGCGACTAGGTAATCTGGACAGTCTTGTGTGAATAGACAGTCAGGGCGTTGACAGCGTTTTGCGCTGAAGTTTTGTGGGTCTTGGCATGTGTACCTATATCTATCCTCGCAAGCGGTAAGCAGGAGTAGAATCCCAATAAAAATGAATCTTGACTTGTTCATCTATATCCTTTATATTTCAAACATGATTAAACAAACTATAACCAAAGACTTTGTGCTTGACATGCTTGATTATGTTCCAGCAAACGGATTGTTGCTTCAACGAAAGAAGCGCCCAAGGATTCAAGTCGGCTCTATTGCTGGAGCTATCACTCCGTACGGTTATAGATATATCCAACTTGGTGGTCAAAAATATGCGGCTCATAGATTGGTATGGCTTATAGAAACTGGAGCTTTCCCAAAAAAGCACCTTGACCATATTGATGGGAATAAACTCAACAATTGCTTTGCCAATCTTCGAGAGGTAACCGTTAAGCAAAACAGCGAAAACAAAACAGCACAAAAGAACAACCAGCTTGGAGTGCGTGGTGTTTGCTTCAATAAGCGTCTTGGAAAGTACATTGCACAAATACAGAACAACGGCAAAAACAACCATATTAGTGTATTTGATACGATTGAACAGGCAAAAGATGCCTATATTGAATGGACTAGTAAATTCTTTACGCATCACAATCCAAACAGATAGCGTCACTCACACGCCGCCAGCGTCAGAAGTAGGCTTATCAGCAACAGGTTTTTCATGGTTCTCTTTCAGCTCCTTCTTCAGCTTCTTCAATTGACGAATTTCGTACTGCATCTCTGACTTCAGCTTCATGTAATCAACGACCACCAAAAAAGACACTGGCAATGCTAAGAACAAGACAATCGCCATGACAACTACACCAGCGACAAACCACCTTGTGTCTTCACGAGCCATCCGAGCGACAGCATGAACCCCCACATCCACAGAACCATTACCAGAACCGTTACTGAGATTATTGCTCTGTCTACCCTGTGATTGCGTAGGAGTTCGCGTTGCCACTTTGCATCTCTTTCACGTTTGCGTTTTAGCTGCCTATCAAACTCCTGCTCCTCAAGAATCAGGTCGTACATCTCAAGGAAACGACTGTATATGTTCCGAAGCTCTTTTGGAGCATAGACCATCGCCTCCCTGATTTGAGTTGTCATGTTCTCCAGTTGGAGTTCAATCTCAACCCTGTCAATCGCACTGTCTTCAATCGTTGTCGTTGTCTTGCTTATTTCTTCCAGCTCAAGACAATGCGCTCTCAATGTTCTGCGAATTTCAAAGAATGTCTTTAGCTGCTCACACACTTGGTGGATTGCTTGCGTCTGATATTCCTCATAACTCAGCTCTGGTTCTTTAACCTTTGTCTTCTTTGCAAGGCTTGCTGGAGCAGAAACTGTTGGTGCTGGTGCAGAGACAGGTACTGCCTTCTCTGGCTTTTTGGCTCCAAACAAACCAAGAAGCCACGACCAAAGTCCAGTGACTTCTTTGTAAATTGCTTTAGCGTCACCAATTCCTTTTTCGACAGTGGACTTGAGCTTGTTGATTTCAGCCTTGCCCTCTGAGAGCATTTCACAGCCCTTGCGCACAGCAGCAACAGCCGCCTGAGCTGCCATAAGAAGGCTGATTGGGTCCACATCACTTCATGTGCGGGGCAATAGTTGACCAGATTACTCCAGCCATTGCCACCGTCATGATGCCAAATGCCTTGATGATAATTGCTTCAAGGCGTTTAAGTCTGGCATTGATCTGTTCATATCTAAACGCACAGATTTCTTCATGTGTGTTTAGTCGTGCATCGGTAGCGTCAACTGTTGTCATGTTTTACTCGTACATGATGTTAATTGAGCCAGCATCAAATGTGTCTGTTCCATTTGCAGTGGTGATGCGAAGTTGTGTGAGAACATCAGAAAGAGATTTAACTCCTGCGCCATAAGAAACAGCACTGTCACTTCTTGCACTAACAAAAGAACACATCCAATTGTTTTCGTTTACCAAAGTCAATACAACAGGAATTATGTTTGTAGTTGCTGCTGTAGTGTTATACATCAAGACAAACCCGTTTGAAAAATCAAGGTAGTTAGTTTCACGGTTTACAGAACCTGTGTAACCAGTTGTCTCAATGCCACCAGAGTCACCAAGTTGAATCTGAAAATTTGACTCGCCACTTGAACTTACGCCATTCAACATCACAGTGATGCGTTTAACCCAAGAAGGTATGGATGTGAAATCAACATAAGTTCCAGAAGCTGATACAGATGTTCCAGACGTTAAAGTGCCGCCCTGCATTGTTGAGCTTGAAATTGTTGCGCCAGTAATAGTTGGACCAGTAACAGTTGGACTCGTCAGGGTCTTATTCGTTAATGTTTGAGTATCTGTTGTACCAACAATAGTGCCTGATGGAGATGTTTTTCCAGCAAGTGTAGTAAGGTTTGAGTTGTAGGCTTGGACATCAGTGCCAATTACAAGGCCAAGATTGGTACGAGCAGCAGATGCTGTTGAAGCACTTGTACCACCCTTAGACAACAACAAGATAGGACCGCTAGTAAACAATGAATCTAGTGTGTCAAAGTTGGTGTTGATCTTTGTTCCCCAAGAATCAGCAGATGCGCCGACTTCTGGTTTTGTTAACGATACGTTGGTTGTGGTGGTATCTGCCATTTTCTACCCTTAGTGAATCCGAGTCCAAGACTCTGAAGTGTTTGAAATTTGCGTCCATGTTTCAGAAGTATCAGAGATTGCACTCCAACTTTCTGATGTGTCCGTGATGCTTGTCCATGTCTCAGATGTGTCGCCAATGGCGTTCCACGTTTCTGCTGTGTCAGACTCATTTTCCCACTTCTTGCGAGCAAATGCGTACATCTCTGAAGTACAGCTAAATGTGATTGATGATTGAAATATGCAGATTGCTGATGACGCAAAAGAACTTTCACCAGCAATAGAAACTTGAGTCTGCAAAATTACAGATGATGTTGCAGAAAGTGCAGATACAGAATCAAGTTGAGCTTGACCAGTTGCATATCGCAATGGTGATGCAGTCACTGTGCTGACACCCACAACAGTAGCGCCACCAACACCATAACGAATAGCATAGCAATTTGCAGAACTCTCAGATGCAACATTTGCATAGCCTACTGCGTAGCGGCTTGCAACTGATGTTATTGAGCTTTCTGATGCGATAACCGCAGAACCATTTGTTAGTTTATTGACTGATGCAACAACATCAGACTCACCAACAATAGTTGCGCCACCTACACCGTAGCGGATTGAAAAACATTGCAAACTAGATGCTGATGCAATAGTTGACGCACATTGCAAAAGTGCTGATGCCGATGCTGATACAGAGCTTTCACCATTAATCTGGGCTGATGCAGCATATACGGCATTACCCGTTGCAGAAAACGGAGCCTGAGAAAAGGTAGAAAAGCCAAACATGATTAGCTTTAGGACTCAATCCAAGAGGTTGTAGCCTCATCCCACCGATACGTCTTCCCATCAGTTGGCATCTCCACAGGGGCATCCCACAAACAAGTATCATCATTTAGCAACCAGCTTGCAAATGGTTTTGGCGGGATAAACGCATCGCGCTCTTGGTCGTAGGTGTAACCAATTCCTGCGTAGTTCTTACGCAATGGAGTGCCACCTAATGTATGAACACCACCTCGTGTGTTATACGATGTTTTAATCCAAGTTCCTGCGCTATCATCAACAAAAGTATCAAAAAACTCTTGTTCGGCTACAATAACTTGCGTTACTTTTCCATCTAAAACTTTTGCAAAATGACTCATATTTTGTCCTTACGCTGTATATGTGCCAGAAGATGTAAATTTAATGATGGTATTTGAACCAGATGTAGTAACTGTTGGAGAGCCTGTTACTATGCCAGTGTAGTTTGCAGTAGGAACAGAAAGAATAACAACACCTGAACCACCTGCTCCAGAAGTGCTTGTAGTTGTACCGCCACCACCGCCACCTGTATTAGCAGTTCCAGCAGTGCCTGTTGCGCCAGCCGCTCCTCCACCGCCAGCTCCACCTGCTCCATTTGAAGTATTGCCACCGCCACCACCGCCACCTGCATAAGTTACGGATGAGCCTGTAATTGAAGAGGCTGTTCCTGCGCCACCTGCGCCACCAACACCAGCAACAATATTAGAGCCTACGGCTGAAGAACCTCCACCACCACCGCCTGAACGATAGGTCGCACCATCAGTTCCTCCGTTACCTCCAGCAAAACCTTGTCCAGAAGTGCCTGAACCGCCTATGCCTGTGCTGCTTCCTCCAAGACTTGCACCGCCACCACCTGAGCCGCCAGAAGCGCCATCTTTAGTAGCGGAATCTCCAGCGGCTCCACCACCGCCACCTGTTGATGTGACCGTAGTTATACCAGTGCCAGATAACGATGAATCATTACCGTTTGTACCGCGAGAACCTGAACCGCCAGCAGCACCACCTGCGCCAACAGTTACAGAGTAAACGACAGCGGGAGTTAATGATACAGAAGATGTTTTATATCCTCCAGCACCACCACCACCTGAATAACTTGCACCACCTGCACCACCACCTCCAGCAACAACAAGATAGTTTGCAGTGTAAGTACGGGTAGGAGTGGTTCTAAATGACACCCATGCACTTTGCACAGTGTCATACCACTCAGGCTCGGTGGTTGTTGTATTCAACCGATACATACCAGCTTGAGGAGATGCAGGACGCTGCGCAGTCGTACCGACAGGCATTGTGTTTGCGCCAGTACCTGTGGCTGTAAATTGAGCATCGTCAAGCGTTACTGCCTTTTCAGCAGGGTACGTGCAAAACACATCTTTGCTGCCAGCACCAAAGTTCACCTTAGAGCCAGAGTTGCTAGACTCTAGAACAGTGTCGCGTGAAAGCGTTGTGCCAGATGATGTGTATGTTCCAATGCCGACTTCCCATGTTCCAGCAGAGGAATCAACAATTGAGTAATAGGTCGTATTCGCGTTTCCAATAACTGAAAACGACTGAAAACCAGTAGCTGCACCAGCAAGTGTCAGCGTACCAGTTCCAGTTGTTGTGGTGGTTTCTTTGACCCTATCTTTAAGCACCAAGGCCATGATGAAACCCCTTTAAGTCAATGTGATGTCTAAGTCGCCAGCAGGGATGCGCAAGATATCGCCATCATTGATGGTTCGGCTTGTGGTCAATGCAGCCCAACCAAGCATATTGCCTGATGTGGAAGCGTCAAATACTGCAACGTGAGTGATAGTCCCCCAATTGCCACCAGAAGCCGCAGCAAACTCGATTGCAGCAGAGTTGGTGCAGTTGGTAGGGGAAGTGCCAGAGATGCTCATAGTTCCTGTTGCAACACGCGCATACGCATTGCCAGTAACCTCAGTTCCGCCACCAGTATCAGATGGGGCTGCTGTAAATAGACCAACATACCAAGCTGTTGGACGAGTAGCAGAGCTACCTGTAAACAACCAAGTGAGAACCAAGTTCTCGGTGTAATCGGTGAAAGATGACATCTTTTATTCCTTATCCAAAAGTCTTTGCTCTAGCAATCAAAGAACCACCTGATGTAGCTCCTCGGTCATCAGCAATCTGCAATTCTTCCAGTGCGGTTGAGTACAGTGCTGACCATGTAGCAATTCTCGCATCATCCTGAAGGTATGGAGCAGCTTGCATCAAAGTGCCGTACAAATAAGCATCAGGAGCAGCAGTCAACAACCAGTTTGTGGTGTTGCTTGCCGACAGTTTGCTCAACTTTGCGTAGTAAGCCAACTCACCCGTGTAGGATGAATCAGGAACTGGCAAGAAACGGAACTGACCACCAACAACGCTGAAGAATCGTGGCTTGCTGGCTGATGCGTATTGACCAGACAAGTTGTCAAGAGAGTCAATTGTCTCAAAGCCCAATGCTGTTACAGGGTTTGTTGACAGCTTAAACGACTTGGCCTCTAAGAAATCAGTTGGCACAGCAGCGTACTCAGTGTCGATGGTTGCATTTGCCCGTGAAAGCATTTGACGGGTTCGCAGTTTGCGCTCCATCTGAGCTTCAGCCAAAGAGATGAAGTCAGCAATTGCTGATGTCAGGTCTGTTCGGTTTAGCCAATCTGCAACTGAAGACTTCAGTTCTGAGTACGTTGAGAGTGCCATTAGGATGCCTTTTGTGCTTTATCCAAGTCGCGCATCACCCAAGTGTGATCGTGCTTGAATTCAAATGTCCCAATGTGTCCGATTTCCTTCGACACATCGTGGTCTATGTATATTTTAAAGCCAGCAGCCTGTGCTTTGCGACAGAAGAAAATATCCTCGCCAATATAGCCACGCTTGTCTGTGCGCCAATGAGTTTCAAACCAAGGCTCTGACAATGACTCAAACACCTTGCGTGAAATAAGCATTACGCCCATACCGATAGACTCGACTTCTTCTAAGCCTGTCGATTCTGGCATTGAGTAGACAAACTTGCCATCCAAGCCACGTGCCGTTGGTCCTGTTGGCATCCTGCGTCTTGCGCAGTTGGTTGCCACGATGTCCTTGTCGTGCGCCAGCAAACGACCAACCATGTCTTGTGGGAATGTCATATCTGAGTCAATGAACAAAACATGAGTGCAGTCCTCACGCATTGCTTCAAGGCACAGGTCTGCGCGTTGGTTCTGAATCAATGTGCCTTGATTGATTTTTAAGCAGATTGCGTCAGGTGTGTTCAGTGTGTGGTACGCCACCATATTGACCAGACAGAACGTGTAGTTCGAATGGACCATATCTCTTGCTGGTGTGCATACTGCGATGTATTTGATGGTTTCTTGTGTCATTTTTTATATTTGTCCGTCTTTTACTCGGAAGAATCGGTTGTCAGGGTCGTTGAGCCAACGCTTCATGTAAGCATCGTCATCCAATTTCCCTTCAGCTTGCAGCTTGTAATAGATTGAAAGAGGAATACGAGCAACGTGGTGGAACTCACCTTTCCAACCGTTGTTGTCTGACTGAGCCAAGTCAGTCTTATTCATCTCAATAATTGGTGCTACGTCTTGGAGCGTTTCAATTGTTGCTTCGTCTTTTTCAGAGTCGTAGTGCCACACCTTTTTGATACCAGTGTAGTCATCGTAGTCAAAGAGTCGTGATTCATTCATATACAAAAAAAGGGACGAGTTTCCCCGTCCCTTTCATTACTTTGATTAAGAAGTAATCAAGTCAGCAGCCAAGCCCATTGCGTTCTCAGCCAACACTTTGTGACCCCACTCAACGATCAGCATACGCTTCTCAGCGTCACCTGTCTTAGCGAGTTCAACTTGTTGGTAAGGACGCAGAGTGGTCAACTTAGCCATTTCAGGGTCGATCACCCATGCGTCACGCTCACGTTGGAAACGGTTAGCGATAACTTGCACGTTGCCAAAGTCAGACACATAGATGTCAACAGCGCCAACCAAAGTCGCTGGCTTTGCGCCACCGTCAATGTTGAAACGGCTTGATGCGATACCAGAGAAGCCAGACACGCGCTGCTTGTTCACTGGACCTGTCATCAACATCTTTGGTGTACCACCAGCAGCCCACACCTTTTGAATAACGTTCTTCAAGATGGTTTCTGTGAAAGTACGCACGTTGCCGTCAGTACGGGCGCTGTTAGGCAGAGTGGTGTAGTCTGGGTTCACACCGTTAGTCTGCATATCCACGTTGGTCTTGACGAAAGCGCCAAGAGAAGCAGTGCCACGGGCAGTGCTGGTGTTACCAGCAGCAGCGATAGCGCCGTTCAACAATGTGAATTCTTGGTCACGCTTCAACTCAGCACCGCGCTTGGCGATCTGGTAAGCCAATTCAGACTTACGACCAGCTTTGTTGACGGTTTCTTCAGTAGCAGACAACACGATTGTCTTGCGGCTGATCTGAGCGTAGTTTTGCATACGCACAGTTGCAGTCACGCTGTCGAAAGAAGTGACATCATCACCTTCCAACTGCTTGTTAGCAGCAGCAGAAGCCAATGCGTCAGTCTGCCACTCGAACAACGAGTTGCTGATTGACTCACGACCGATGTTGCTCATGTAAGGAGTTTCTTCGGGAGAGATGTTGGTGATGACGTTAGACAAGTCCTCGCGGATGCCTTTTGCGTCAAACGTGGTGAAGGTGTTAGTTACGATTGCCATTTAAGTGCCTCATTTCAAAAGAAGTTCAATTGCTCTAGCCGCATCATCGACACGACCAGTCTTTGCAAGACGCTGTTTTGCGCGAGTACCTTCAGTTGTTGTGGAGACCTTACCAGCAGCACTAGGCTTTACTGGACGAGGACCGTTGTTGACAACTGGCTTGATGTCTTTACGCTTAGACACCATCTGGTCATACAACGCTGCTTTACGCAACGCGATAACTGCCCTGTGGTCATACACATTCTTGAGTTCTTCTTCGCTGAAACCGATCTTGCGACCGAATTCTACGAGTAGAGCTTTTTCAGCTTTGGCCTTCTGTGGGTCTTTCCACTCAGGCACAGCAGAGATCAACAGCTCTTGTTCTTCAACAAGTTTTGTCTTCATTTGCTCCGCTTGCTGTTGCACCGTCAATTGAGAAAGACGTTGCTGTTCAGATTGAATAGCAATTGCTCTTTCTTGTTTATCACGCGCTAACTCTCGCTGGCGTACCCATTCAATGGGGTCTTCTGCGTAAAGACGGTCCCAATCAACAGGCTGTTCACCAGCCGACTCAAGTTGCTGTTGCAACGCTCCCAACAATTGAGCGTACTGTTCACGCTCGGCACGAATAGCAGCAGTTTCAGCTTCAACCGATTTACGGGCTTCAGCGATCTGTTGCGTTTTTCGTGTGTAGTCTTGGGTTCTGCTGTAACCTTTTTGGAGTTCGTCCAGCGTCACTTCGATTTCTTTACCGTCAACTTTGACGGAGAAAACTTGCGGCTGTTCGTCTTCCTCGGCTTCATCAGAATCTTCTGACTGTTCATCTGTCGTTTCGTCACTAGACTCATCGTCTTGCGTATCTAGTTCCTCATCGACAGATGCCGCGTCATCCTCATCGGATGACAACTGCGCCTCAACTTCTTGTTCGGTTTCTCCATCTTCTGGACCGAACATTTGAGCGAGTGCATTGGACGCTTCGTCCACTGACATTGGACCTGCTGGGATGCTCCCTGTGGGGTTGGCGTTTCCGTCTGACATTTCCAAATTCCTTTATACCAATGATTTCTGAGCGCGTTCAATAGTGCGTTGGGCAACCTTACCGTTGTCCATCATCTTTGCAATATTGGTGCGGAACTGTTCAATTGCTTGAACCATGTGCCACGCGCTCTCTCTTTTCACGGTGTCCTCTGGCTTCGTACTTTTCCAAACCCAGACGGCATCGTTCTCCATTTGCAGCATTGCTGCTGCGAAGGCTTCGTCTTGAATCAGACTCTCGGCCCTCTTTCCTTTTCTAACGGTTTCTTCATTGCTCATTTAGACCATTCCTTGTGGGTTGATGGGTTGCATAGGCTGCTCGACTTGTGGCTGTGCTTGCTGAACAACTTGTTGAGCCAGTGCGCCTTGCTGTCTTACAGCCTCGCTGTTTAGATTTTGCTCTGCCACGATTTGTGCAGTGCTGATCTGTGTGTTGTACTTTAACTCAAGTTCGTATTGTTTAAGTAGTCGATCTTGAACTAATTGGTCACGCCTGAAATCGTCATCCATCATCATTTGTTGACGCTTCAGCTCTAGTTCCGCTGCTTTTTTCTGGATGTCAGCCTGAATTGACTCAGCCTGAACTTTAGCCAGCACTTCTTCAGGGCTTGGCTTGGCTTGTTGTGGCTCTGGCTTCCAATCGTCAGGGATGTCATTGAAGTACATCGAAGCATCCTTGAAGCCTGATAATTCAACGATTCGGCGCAGAGTACGAGCGTATTGCTGTGGTGTCACCAATGGGTTATTCACGCCCAATTGCTGCAAGGCTTGCTCTTGCTTGGCTGCAATTGCAGTCAAAGCAGCCAACTTCTCATTGGTGTCTCCATTGCCCAAACCAATATTCACGGTCACGTCCATTGATGTGTCCCAAGCACGTGGGTCGATCTGCACCCACTCATTGCGCAAACGAATCATTCGCGCCTTGTCTTGGTGGGTGACCGTCAAAAACAAAATCTTCTTGAACAACGACTTCATGCCTTCAGCCAGCAGACGGGAAGTCAGCTCAATACGGCCTTGGCTGGCGCTGATAGTGGCTGCAACAGCCGCTTTGGTAGAAGACTGCAAAGCGTCAGCGTTCAAGCCCATAGCAGCCTTGCTCATGCCCGTACGGTCTTCCTTGATGCTGTCCACGTAGTCCAACATTGGGAAAGCAGCTTGACCAACAAACGGCTGTGCAAATGTCTGCACCATGTTTGGCGCTCGCATACGGATGACAGCGCCTGTCTCATTGTTCAGCACATCGTCAATGTTGACTTGGCCTTCAACAATGGCAGTACGTGGATGGATGGACTGAGCCAGCGAATCCAACGTGTTACGCATGATCTCAGACTTGATCTCTTGCAAATCGTGCGTGATGTCAAAGATTGAGCCAGCTTCCAGAGGCGATGTGTGTGGCTCTGGGTCGCATGGAAACTCCACAAACGGAATGTACGCAGATGGCAAGTTACGGACAACTTTGTAGCTTGACCCCATTGTGCAAATCTTGCGCAACTCAGGCAAACCGTCACCATCAAAGTCAACACGGGCATAAGCCTCAACGTACAAGACGCGCTGCTGCATTGGATTTGCGCTTTGGTCTTGGAACTGCTGGTTGTTCAATGCGTGACGTGCCAGAGCTTCTTCGTTATCAGCCAAGTCAGATGTGCCGACATTCTCAAGAACTTCGTCTTCGTCATAGCCAATCTCGATCAACTCAGCCACGGTTGCCATCTTGCGCCGACCAATGATGGCTGCACCTTCAAAGCCAAGAGCATCACGCGACAAAATTAATTCTTCAGGAGCCACCGAGCTGATGCGGATGCGACCATCCTTGACAATGCGCGTGATCTCAACGTCATGCAGCATGGCAGGAGGAGGCATCACAGGCATACCAGACATGGGGTCGATCTGCGTAGGCATTGCCATCATTGCGTCTTCATCAGGGTAAGACACCACAATCTTGACTTTGGAG